GAATATAGACTGCCCGAATCATGCCGGCCGGTCAACGTATTTTTCGAGTCAACCGGAAAAAGTTCATAAGTTCTTAAGGTTTAGGTAAAAGTTTTTCCGCTTCCTTAATTTGCGATGAACGAAATTGGCGTTCCCGGGTTGCACCGCCCTTTCTCGCTTGAAATGTAAAGCAAAACGCCCATGCTTTACATATGACACGCGCACGGGAGCACGCGAAATGAAGATGACGGCACTTGAATTCGAGAAGGCGGCACGGCGCTTGGTTGGCGTGCCTGAGACGGGCAAGGCGCACGGATGGCAAGCGGCGGCATATGAGAAGCTGGGCGTAAGCCGCCAGGCGCTTGGCGCGGCGCTGAAAGACGGGCCGTCGGAAAAGATGGTCGCGCGGCTTGATGCGCTGTTGAGCGGTGTTGGCGAGATGGACGCCGGCCAGGATTTCGATGCGCAGGCCGGAATGTGGTTTGTCGGCGAGCCGGAAAGCAGGCGGAGGGCGACTGATGTGCTTGGAGAGGTGGTCGTGACGCATATCGGACACCCCCGCTTCATGCTCTATGCAGAGCGGGTTCGCGGCAAGGAATCGGTGAAATTCTCCGCACGCTGGATCGACGAACCATCCAGCCGCGAGCGCAAGCTGAAGCTTCTCGACCGCGCGAAAGAGAAGGCCTTGACGCGCCTGCATGACAGCGCCGTGGCGACGGCGGAGCGGCAAACCGCGGAACGCATGCAGAAAGCGGCTCGGGCGGCGTGCGGGCTGTCTGAAGCGGATGTGGCGGTCATGTCTGCCGCCGGCCTGCAAGTCTCCCGCTATGCCTCGGACCCTCAGGGACTCGCGCGCGCGTATAGAGATGTGGCTGGGGAGGCGGCTGAGCTTCATGAGCAGACGCGCGGCATGACCGCAGAAGAACTGCGGGCCTTCCGGCTCGGCGTTGCGGCTGGGAAGATCCAGCAGCAAGAAAAGCTCTATAACGTTGCCTGGGCGCACGCCGGCGCGGATGTCATGCAGAGCATCGCAGCACAGCCCTATAAATATCTCCCTCTCGCGCACAAAGAGACGACGCGCGGGAAGACACAAGAGGAGCTTGAGGCGGAAAAAGATTTTCGGGAAATGGCCGATTTGGACTGGGGCGACGACGAAGAGTAAGGGCGCCGCGCGGCGCCCTCACCTGCTTACCGTCCCGCGGCGCGCTGCCAGTCGCGCATGACCGTCTCGGCTGGATATTCGATCGCCTCGACCTCGACAGCGTCAAGCGACACCCCTGCCCGCTGCACAGCTTCTGAGAAGGACAGGTGGCGCAGCTGGGCGGCGTGCAGGTCGGGCAGACCGGCTTCACATGCCTTCTCTGTCGCACCGTGAGGCGGCACTTCCGCGCAAAAGAAGTCCCGCGTTTTGACGAAGAGCCAGCCGCTCCAGCTGCCCGCGATACGGTGCCGGAAACGGAGAGCGTAGCGGTCTGGCGGGGTCACCCCCGCAGCTTGTGCGAGGGTTTCTTCGTCTTGGATATCGGCGGCCGAGGCGTTCCATGCGGTCATGCTGCGTCTCCCTGGAAGACCGACAGCCAGCGCTTGTCCGTGGCGACCTTCGACCGGTCTGGGCACCATTCATCTTTCAAAAATAGCGACTGCCGGAAGGTTATGCCGTGTTCCGGATGGACCAGCATAAGGGTCTGAGATGGGTCTTCGGCTGGGGCCCGAAGCATGCGCAGGCTGTATTCGTCAGGCCCTTTGAGCGCACCTGTCACCGTCACGGTTGGAAGGAAGAGGGCTTGGTGCCAGTGGCCCATGATGATGTGATCGACGCGCTGTCCGAGGCTGTCCAGTGATCGAGATGTTTTCATCGTGCCGCGCGAAATTGGCCCAAGGGCACCAATAATCCCATCGCCACCCTTGGTCCCGATCTGATCTCCGTGTGTCAGCAGGATCTTCAATCCATATACGGAAAAGATCGTCTCGCCACTCTCAGGCACCATGATCGAAACGGACTGATCGTCGCGGAAATGGTCAGCCAAAAGGCAGTAGATGAGGTAATCGGCGTTGCGTTCGGCATACTGCTTCGCTCGCGGGCGCTTGTCGAAGATCCTGCCGTGATTGCCGACGGACGTAGGTACAAACACTTTCCCGAATTCGCGCTTCAGATGTTCGATTGTGGCAACCGCGAGATCTCGCGCGCGGAGGACTGACTTGATGATGCCGAGCTCATCCGTTTCCGCGAGTTCGCTATGGATCCCGCCAGACACGAGGTCCCCTGCCATCGCGCAGATGATCCCTGGATATTCAAGGCCCGACAGATGCTGCCTGGTGAGCAGGATTGTTTTCTCAATCGATCTGCGGACGCGATCTTCGGCAATTGCGAGGTTGTAAGCGTATCCGCCTGCCGTTTTTGGGTCCACCGTCTCGCCGAGATGCCAATCGCTCAAGACAAGGATCGGAACGGACTGCGCCCCGCCAAGGTGCGGCACCCAATCCGTTGACCATGAAGGTGGCGCGGCTGGGGTTGCGATGATGCCTGCAAGCACGTCGCGCAGGCCCTCTTCAGCTTCAAGACGCTCCTCCGCCTCGCGCGCGCGCGCGGACATATCTGAGAGGCGGCGGCGCAGGCTGTCGACTTGGGCTGCGGTCGCGGTGTCGGACGTCTCGAGATCGGGCGTAACGACGTCACCGAGGCGGGAGTGGATGCTCGCGATTGACGAAAAGCGGAGCAGTGATGCGGGCGCGAGGCCAGCTTTTACCATCTTCGCGACCCTCGCATACACCCCATTTTTTTGCGTGCGCGGGAGGCCGAGGGCGGAGGGTAGGCTGGAGAGAGGGACCTCGCCGGCGTCAAGACGAGCGATGATGTTTGCGGGGATGACGTCGGATTTCAGAAGGATGTGCGGTGCAGAATGTGTCACAGAATGCCCTTTACGCGGCTTAATGTGTCTTTTGCTGGACATTCTGTCCGCGGTCGGCGTGGGTTACGGCTGGCCGGTGCCGTTCGAGACGATGCGCCATACTGCATAGAGAATGGCGGTTGTAAGGGTGCCGAGGATCGTTGTTTTCATGCTCATGCTGAGCCGTTTTGACCCTTCGCGGGCCGACCGAGTCCAAAGCTGGTCGGCATGCCAGTCTCGGAGGTGGTCGGGGTTTGTCGGATCGAGGCCCAGGTTGCCGAAAGCCCTTGCGACCGCCTGTTCGGCGGCGCGTGCTGCGGCTTGGTCGATCAGGCGCTCTATTTCAGCGTCCGAAAGCCTGCGCGAGGAAGAGGGCTGCGGCTGGGTCATAAGTGCGACTATAGCAGCCACCAGAGAAAAGCCGGCCGGGGCCGGAGAAGGTCAAGATTCAGGGCGAGAGGAGGAAGGAATGGGCGGAAGTTTCAGCGGCAGTTCTTGAAGTGGCAGGCTGCGGGATGGCGGAAAGGTCGGGTTCTGGTCTAGTCTGGTCGAGAGCGTATGGCTGGTAACGGAATATTTCAGTCTGTGATGTTTGCTTTGTTTCCAGTTCTTGCCTTCGGCCTGTTCTGGGTGATGACTTTCGTTATTTTGTTGGTGACTTCTGCCCATTCCTTCTTCCTCTCGCCCAATCTAGATCGAATTCTGATAAAGTTTTGCTTCAATCCCTTGACAGACTTCGAATCGATTCCTACCTCTAGACTTAAGCCCTTTATATAACGGCTTTACGATACAGATGAAAAATCAGCGCGCCAGCAGCTGACTTTTTCACTCTGGATCGGTAAAGGGCTTTCTAGAGGAAGAATCTAGATTTCTAGAATCTCTTGTCTAGAGACATCTCAATAAATCGTATAAGGCTTAAAAAGGTCAAAAGTGGCTTTGCTGACGCAAGCCATTTTGACTTTTCTAGCCATATTCTTCGATGTCTATATAGGACACCACCCATGCTCCGCATTTGCGAGCCCGGCGGGTGAAAAAGCGCTCTGCGATATTCTGCTGTCATGCAGCAGATCGCCCCCACCCCTCCCACCGCGCACCGCCTCCCGGATCCCGTTTTGCGGGACATCCTGGCGCGCCGAATGTCCGGCCAGCCGCTCACCCGCCTCGCCGCCGACCTTGGGCTTTCGTTGTCGACACTGCACCACGTCACGTCTGATCTATGCGCCGCAAAAGACGACATCGCGGCGCTGGATGACCGGGCCAAGATCCGTCCGTGTATGTGCTGCCGTCGCCCTGTTCTTTCCCAGCACGCAGGGCACCGCCTCTGCCGATCGTGCGCATCTGGGGTGGAACCGCAATGCTGACCATCGATGCTTCCCGCTTTTTGCGAGACATGAAGTCGGTCGAAGGTGACACGCGCAAAGCCACGGTTTACGCCTTGACCGACACCGCCAAGGATGTCCACGCCGCCAGCAAGGCCCGCATCGACGAGGCCTTCGACCGCCCCGTTCCGTTCACGAAGAACGCGCTTATGACGCGGTTCGCAAGGCTTGCTGATGATATGCCGTTCGCGGAAGTGCGCCAGAAGCCGACATCAGCCGGGCGCCATTACCTTGCAGTTGAAGAGGACGGCGGGCAGCGACCGCAGACAGGCGTTGAGCGCCTTCTCTCCCGCCTGCTGCGCGGCTCGGGGCGCATCGAAGCTCTCACCCCTGCGCGCGGTGCTCGTCTCGACAAAGCGGGCTCCTGGGCTCGCGGAGAGCGGTCCGCGGCGCTGGCAGCACTTAAGCGCCACCGCGGCGCCGCAGCCGGGCAGCCAGCATCATCCAGCCGCCTTGCCTTTTTCGCCGCTCGTCCAGGCGGCCAGCTCTCGCCGGGTATCTACGCAAGGAAGAAGGACATGTCGCTTAAGAAGGTGGCGCACATCACCGACCGCACCCCGCGATATAAGCCACTGCTGCAGCTCCACGACCGCGCCGCGCTTGTCTTCGCGAAGCGATATCCAGAGCACTTCTCGCGCATCCTCGACCGCCTGCGGTCAAAATCCGGAAAATGACCATGAGCGAAAATCCGGAAAACTCCCGTGGGTCCTCCCCCGGCCACCATCCCCTTCGAGGTGGTTATTCGGACCCCACTTCGTCTCCAGCTATGACTCCGAAAATTTCAACTTTGCTTGCAACGGCGCAATAAATGGCAATCAGACCAGCAAACGCTCCAGATGTTGACGGGGTCCGCACCATTGAAGTGACGGCTGGCGCGACTGTGTCTGTGCGCGACGCCGCCATGCTGCTCGGAGTCACGGCACAAGCGGTGCGGGACTGGTGCGAGCGTGGCTGCCCGCATACCCCTGGGCGTGCGGGGCGTGGTCGCGGCACAACAGTTCGGCTTCCGGAAGTCGTGGCATGGCGCATTGATGAGGCAGCCCGCGCCGGCGCACCGGTCGGAGAGGATGGCACGGTATACGATCTCGATCGCGCCAAGGCCGTCGACATGCATTATCGGGCAGTCTCGCGACAAGCCGCAGCGCGCCGGGAGCTCGGGCAGCTCGTGCCTGTCGATCTCGTAGCCGACGCTGTCGAAGAAGACTACCAGCGGGTGCGCTCGCGCTTGGGGAGCGTGCCGGGCCGTGTATCTGTCCAGGCAGCCGCTGAGGCTGATGCTTCGATCGTCAGGATGATGATCGCACGCGCGATCGATGACGCCCTGGAAAATCTCAGTGCGGGATCAGACATCATCGAGCGCGCCGGCGGTGATCCCGACGCGTCAGCTTATGATCAGCTCGATCTCGACGGCGCGTCGGCAGATGCAGACGAAGAGGAAGCCGATGTTTGACCTCCTCGCATCACGTGACAGGCTGAGCGAAGCCATTGCAGTCCGCCGCCGCCGAGCTCTCAAGCCGCCTCCGCGGCTTTCGGCAGATGAGTGGGCGGATACGTATCGTATCGTTCCAAGCGAGACATCCGCCGTGACCGGCCGGTGGGATACCAGCATGTACGAGGTGGCCCGCGGGCCAATGCGTGCGCTCACGGAGCCAGGCGTACGCATCATAACGGGAGTAGCTTCCGCACAAATTTTCAAGACGTCATGCTGCGAGACCGCGATCGGCTTTTTCGCCCACCTTTCGCCATGCCCGATCTTGGTCTACGAGCCGACAGATACGACGGTCGCCGCTTTCGTGGATGCAAAGCTCGATCCGATGATCAGAAGCACCCCCGAGCTTGCGGCTCTCTGGGGTGGACGGCGCGCCCTGGAAAGAAAGCGTGACGATTTTACGGCGTCGAAGAAGACGTTCGCGGGAGGATACATAGAGATCTTGACTGCAAACAGCCCCGCGAACACTGCATCAAGATCAGCGAAAATCGTTGTGATGGACGAGGTTGACAAGTTCGAGCTTACCCGTGACGGCGACCCGGTGGCCCTCATCGACGAGCGCACGAAAGGCTTTTCCGGTGAAGAGCTGAGCATCCGCATGTCTACTCCGACGATCGAGGGGGAAAGCCCGATCGCGGCTGAATATGCCAAGTCCGACCGCCGCAAGCCATTCCTGGAATGCCCGCACTGCGGCGAGTGGCACTATCTCAAGTGGTCTCAGGTCAACTATAAAGACGCCGACGGAAAGCCATCTCCGGACGCCGCATGCTATGTCTGCGAGTCATGCGGCGTGGCATGGACTGAAGCTGAGCGCATCAAGCCGCTGACCACCAAAAACGCGATCTCCTGGCGCCAGACCCGGCCTTTCCGCTGCTGTGACGAGCGCCAGGATCCGGAGGTGGAGCGCATATGGGATGACGAAGGCCGGGCCCTTTGCAAGACGTGCGGCCGCCGCGCTGTCTCGAACCGGCACGCGGGTTTTTGGGCATGGGAAGCTTACCATCCGAGGCGATCTCTTGCGGATCTTGTTCGGTCTTGGCTCGACTGCCAAGGCAATCGCGGAAAACTCCAGAATTTCATCAACTCGAAACTGGCCGAGACCTGGAAACCACAGGAAGAACAGAGCCTTGCGGTGGACCTCGACCAATTTTCGGCACGCACGGAGCCAGCGTGGGACGCCATCCCATCAGCCGTTCGCGTCTTGACTATGGGTGTTGATGTCCAGCCGCGCGGTCCGCAGTCCCCTGGACGTCTGGAGGCCGAAGTGGTCGGCTGGGGCGACGGCGAGGAGACGTGGTCTGTCGAATATCACGTGATCGAAGGCGATCCCGACGAAAATGAGGTTTGGTCCGCCCTGGATGAAATCCGGTTGCGCGCATACCCGACAGAAGACGGCCGCTCTCTGCACGTGCAGGCGGTATGCGTGGATACGGGCGGCCACAACCTCGACGCGGTCATGTCCTATTGCGGAGCACGCCGAAACGGTAGGGTTTGGGCGGTGAAGGGTGCGTCTGAACTCGGTGGTAAACGCCAGCCGATATGGCCCGTCACCCCGCCAAAGACAGTCAAGAACGGCGCGCGCCTCTATATAGTCGGCACCCTCGCAGCTAAGGACTGGCTCGCCGGATGCATAAGCCGCACGGCTGCCGGACCTGGCTTCCTTCACGTTCCAGCCGACCGCCACGCCGCATGGTTTGAGCAGTTGCTGAATGAAAAGCGGGTTTCTTTCGTCCAAAACGGGCGGACGATGACAACTTGGCGCCCGCGCGCGTCCGGCGCGCGGACGGAAGCGCTTGACTGCAGGGTATACGCAAAAGCCGCTTTGGAAGGACTCAAGCGTCTCGGCGTCCGGCTCGGCGTCTCCTCCGCCGCCGCAACCGCCACCCCTGCCCCGGCCGCACAGCCAGCCTCGCAGCCCGACGCCCCGCGCCCACAGCCAGCCCCGCCACCCCTGGTCAAAAAGCGCCCCGTCCAGCGCCCCCGGTCGAGCTTCTGGGGATGAAATGTCAAGCGGCGCAAGTGAAATGCAAAGCCGTTTCCGCCAACGATGACAAGCACTTAACGCCGCGCCGCCTCGGTTTTGGGTGGTGCGGCTACGCTTGGGCGAGGTGACCGCTTCCGGGGTGTCGGGTGAAGCTGTGAGGACAGGAAACCCTCACAACGGAACGACGACATGTCTGGAACAACACAAGACGCGGAGCTTGACGCTTACAAGCGCATGCCGATCGGACGCCTGGCAGTCCAACTTGGCGCCACTCCCAAAAATCCCAAGCCAAAACCTACCAAGGGCGGGGATATCGACGCGGAGAATTTCGTTTTGAACGGCTGGAAATTCCAGTGTTTCCAAGCGTCTAGCGGCCATTTCATGTGGAAATCGCATGATGGCTCTCTGTCGGTCCGCGGCCGCAATACCGGCACCATCGTCGACATCTTGGTTCTTCTCGAAGGCTCTCTCGGCAAAGCCCGGCAACGCCTGCGCGGCTTGACCGGATATAGTCCTTCCTCGCCAACTTCTGGTCATGAAGAACTCACGCCTGCAGCTGTTTCCGCAGCCAGTCCTTCTTCCTCTTGCCCTGTCTCGTCCACTTCACCTGCTGCTCCTACAGTCGATCCGCTGCCGACTCCCGCCGAGCTTGAAGCGGCATATGAGGAGCGCGGTCCGATCTGGAATTTGTGCGACCCTGTTCCAGCATACTTGCGGTCTCGCGGCCTCGAAAAACTCCACCCTGTCTTCCATCAGACATTCAGAGTCTCAAAGAGCGGTCGAGGCAGTGTGTTCCTTCCGTACATCCGCTGCTCGGATGAAGGCCAAGGCTGGGAGCACGCAGGCTGCGAGCAAAAGAGCCTGGACTGGAAGAGTTATGACAAAGGCGGCCGCGCCGGCATCTGGACCGCTGCTTTCGATATGGTGCACCGGCTTATCGTGACGGAAAGCCCAATCGACGCGATGTCCTATGCTTTCCTCATGTCTCAGTATGATGACTTTTCGGTTGCTTTCATTTCCCTTCGATCCGGCGGTGAGGGATCCGCGATCGAGTTCGCAGCCGGTCTCATCGAGCAAAAAGGCCTGCGGGAAATCGTGCTCGCGACCGACAATGACGGCGCCGGGATGCTGTATGCCGCGAAAGTCATGGCTGGACTGCACAAGCACTCAAAATCTGTGCGCATGCGGTATGAAGCGCCGATCCACGGCGCCCGCGACTGGAATGATGCGCTGATGATCGAGCTTGAGAAGCGGAGGAAATCTGGCTCTTCAACAGCTGACATTCGGGAAAATGATGCGTCCCCTGCCGAATTCGACCCGCGCGACGGTATTGAGCTCGGCTGACCAAATCCGGCGCAGAACGCGCCACCACCACATTATCAAAGAGACCACAAATGCCCAAAAAACCCATCTCGGAACTCGACATCAGCGCATGCGCCCTGGCAGTCAAACACCACCGCGGCGTGTCCGCGCCAGTCCAGACAGGCCTCGACGTCATCTTTGCCCGCCCCGACTTCGCGCGGCTCTGCGATCTCGCGGACGAGACCGTCCTTGCCGGCGCGTGCAAGACCTATGATAGCAGGATCGCACTCCTCGCCGTCTGCGACGAACTGGCCCTCCGCTGCGTTGTCTACGATGTCACTCTGCCTTGGCACCTTCACGCCGCAGGCGCAGACCAGATGACATTCCCGCCGTCTCCCCTGGCCGCGCGGTATGTCGAAAAATACTCTCTTGCGGCCCTGGAGCGCATCCTTGACGACGCCTTCGCCGCCCGCCGCGCTTAACACGGTATGCGAAAAAGTATTTCCAACCCGTTGGGAATAAATGAAAAAATGTGGTAACGAGTGATTTTTAACTTGACCGGCCGCCACGACGCGTGGCAAGATCTACACATGCGGCACAGAAGCGCCGTCACCAATGCAGAACGCGTTCCCTTCTTCTCTCAATCTCTGGAACGCACAACCATGCAAACGATCCACCTCCCCCACCCCGTCATCGCACCCGCCGTGGCATCGATGGAAACCGCTCTGCACTTCGGTCTCGTCGACGAATACGAGCTTCAAAGCTATCGCGTTGAGCCGATCGCGCTCGGCTTCGCCCTGATTGGGCGCTACGGCGACGACCTGCGCAGCTCCCCTGCCGCAGCATACATGTGCTGGGATGACGCGCACTACATCGCGACCATCGATCACGAGGCCCACTTGATCGACGTTTGGGACGTCAGCGCCAACGCGCTGTGCGCGCGTGTCGGTCGCTGCGACCTCGCCGATCTGATGGTCCCTGTTCACCGCACTACCAGGCAGGCTTACAAGCCTGACATGGGGCGCCTCCGCACTGTAATGAGTGACACCATATTCGAGGCTATCGAAGTCCGCGAAAAGCAGCGCCGCGATATCGAGAAAGAGATGCGCGCCTGACCTTTCAAACAAATGCACATCCAAGGCCGCCCCGCCGGGCGGCCTTTTCCATTCTGAGCCCGGCCCCAGTTTCGCGGCGTTATAGTATAACGTCAGGCATGACCCAGCCAGTTTCCCAGTCCACCCTTGCCGCGCTCGAGTCCGCCCTCTTCAAGGGGGTCCGGACGGTCGTTTATGACGGCAATTCGGTGACTTACGCGAGCACCTCGGAAATGATGAAGCTGCGGGACATGCTGCGCGCGGAGCTTGGCATGCCGCCAGCCGCTTCCAGTCGGAGGCCGCGCCCGCGCAGGGCCGTGGTAAACCTCTGATGCGGGTCGCGGGTATCGATCCAGGACTGCGGGGCGCCCTTGCTTGCGTCGACCTTACTACCGGAGAGGTGGTCGGTATGGAGGACATGCCGACCTGCCGTTTCGCCGATGACCGACAGATCCCTGACGCGCGCGCCATCGTGGACACACTGCGCTCCTGGGCCCCAGATCTCATCGTTCTCGAGCACGTCGACGCCATGCCGCGAGACGGGGCTAAGGGCGGCTTTCGCTTTGGCACGATCTTTGGGGCGACGATCGCATCTTGCCAGACGTCCTCTGGAAATGAGCGCCGACTTACCTTGGTTCGGCCAAAGGTATGGAAAGATGCCCTCGGGCTTACGAGCGATAAGGCCCTCAGCCTGGAAATGGCCCGCCGTCTCTTCCCCTCAGTCTCAGACATGCTTTCGCGCGTCAAGGATGACGGCCGCGCCGAGGCTCTCCTTCTTACCGAATACCACCGCCGGATCGTGACGCCGCGCGGAACAGTGGAGGTCTACTGATGGGCCTGTTCGATCTTTTCCGCCGCTCCGAGCCACAAAAAAAGGCTCCCCGCCTGCAGACGCGGCGCTACCGCGCGCCTTTGGACAAGACATCGCCCGGCGGTTGGATGCCGGCCGGTGGGTCCGTTGAACGCGCCCCGGCCGCACTTCCGCTCATCAGGTCCAGAGCCCGCGACCTTGCGCACAACAACCCCTACGCGTCCAGGGCGGTCAGCGTCCTGACGAGCCACACCGTGGGGTCGGGCATCCGATTCAGCATTCGCGGCGACGAAGCTTACGAGGAAGCGTTCCGCGCGTGGGCCGGATCGACGGAATGCGACTATGAAGGCCGACTGAATTTGTATGGAATTCAAGCGGTTGCTACCCGCACGATGTTCGAAGCGGGCGACTCGTTCATCATCATCAGGCAATCCCGCACCGCTGCCGGCCTGCGGCCGACGCTGCAGCTGCTTGACCCAGATCAGCTTGACGAGTCCGCATCGCCGCGCGGCGGGCGGGAAAACAGGGTTATTGCGGGCGTTGAAGTGGATCGCGGCGGGCGGATCGTCGGATATCACATCCGCGCGGACATGGAGCTTTCCAATTCAAAAGCTGAATACGTCAAGGCATCTGACGTGATCCACCTCTTCGAGCAGCTGCATCCGGGTCAAGTCCGGGGCATCCCCCGCGGTGCGCAGGCGCTCATCAAAGCGAACACAGTCGACAGCTTTCTTGCCGCCGCGCTGGCGAAGGCGCGCACCGAAGCATGTTTTGTTGCTTTCGTTACCGGTCCTTCCCTTGACGATGGCGCCGGGATCATCGGCGAGATCGACGAGACGGCAGATGAATACACGCTGCCGGAGATGCTGGAACCGGGGGCTATCGTCCCCCTGCCAGACGGTCACGATGTCAAAATCGCGGTGCCTTCTGGCAGCGGCGGCCTGCGCGATTATGTCGAGATCGGCTTGCAAGCTGTCGCGGTTTCCTACGGCGTGACATATGCCCAGCTTTCCGGCGACGTCTCGAAAGCAAATTTTTCGAGCGAAAAGGCGTCGCGTCTTGAGTTTTATAGGGGTGTCGACACCGTCCGCGCGCACTTCGTCATGCCTGCGTTGAGCCGGATCGAAGCGGCGTTCCGGGTTGCTTTTGAAGCATCAGAGGGGCGGGACGTGGAAGCCCGCGTTTCTATGACTGCGCCCGGCCGAGAGTCGATCGAGCCGAGTAAGGATGCTTTGGCCGAAATGACCGCTCTTTCCGCCGGCGGCCTCACTTTTGCGCAGTATTGTCTCGCTCGCGGCCTCGACCCGGAGGACCAGATTCAAGCTTTGGTGGCTGAACGCAAAAAGATGGCGGATCTCGGTCTCAGCCTGAAATTCGGGAGCGTTGACATCGGCGCCCTTGCCGCCGCCGCGGCATCCGAAGACCAGCCCGACACCCAGGAAGACCCGCCCGCCGCCTGACCCCGGCCGCAGTTTCGCAGCGTTATAGTATAACGTCAAAGAACTCACGAGAGACACAGCTCATGACCACCCGCGCCCCATCCTCGCCAACACAGACCCGCTCTCTCGCAGTGCGGTCGGCGTCGTTTGATGAAGCGGAAAACACGGTCGAAGTGGTCTACGCGACTGCAACGCGGGCGCAGCGCGATGGGTATCTCGAAGAGCTGGTGATCAGCGAAGAGGCGATCGACGCGACTCGGCTCGACGCCGGAGCCGTCCCGCTTCTCGTCGATCACATGCCGTGGGGCACGGCTTTCGGCACTGTCGTTGGTCACCGTATCGAAGGCGGCCAAGCAATTGCGACGGTGAAGCTCTCGGTCGCTGAAGAGCATCGCGGGATTGTCGATAACATCAGGGCTGGCGTCATTCGGACGGTCAGCGTTGGATACCAAATTCTTGGTTGGGAAGAAGTTCCAACCGAAGACGGCGTTCCAGTCATGCGTGTGACTCGCTGGATGCCTGCCGAGATTTCCCTTGTGACGATCCCCGCCGATCACCTCGCCCAAATCCGATCCGCCGCCACCGATCTGGTGCGGCGCACCACAACCGCTGCTGCACCGAAACAGAAGGACGCACGCATGAAACTGAAAAAGCGCGACGCGGCGGCGGCCGCCGCAGAAGTCATTGACGAGGTTGCCGAAGGCGCCGGCGTCGAGGCCACCCCTGAACTGGAAGCCGCGGTTGAAGAAGCGATCCAGGTCGCAGTTGACGCCGTGACAGAAGAAGCAGCTGCCGAGACTGAAGAAACCGCCGCGGAGGAAACCGCGGCAGAAGATGACGGTGAAACGGTCGATGAGGCTCCGGCCGAAGCTTCGCGCGCAGCTGCCATCCTCGATCTCTGCACACGCCATGGTTTTTCCCTGGCTTTCGCATCTCGCCACATCAAGGCGGGAACATCCATTCACAAAGTCCGGGCCGCTGTGCTGGACTCTATTGCTGCGAGGTCTGCACCCCCGATGACTACCGCCCGTATCACCCGTGACGAGCGCGAGACGCTTGTTTCCCGCGCATCTGACGCGATCTATTCGCGCATGTCTGGCGAGGCTCCGACCGCCCAAGCCCGCGACATGCGCTATCTCTCGGTTGTCGAGATGGCCCGCGCTTTCGTCGGCGCAGACGCTGCTGGCATGAGCCGCTCGCAAGTCGTGCAAGCTGCCCTGCAGACCCGCTCCGGCATGCACACCACCTCTGATTTCGCTGCCGCCCTGGGCAATGCCGCGTCTCGCACCTTGCGCCGGGCCTACGAAGCCGCGACGCCGACCTACGGTCCTTTCGTTCGCGAAGTCACGCTTCCCGACTTCCGCGCGACCGACCGCGTTCAGATCGGCGATGCGCCCATCCTGGAACGCCGGGCTGAAGGTTCGGAGACCAAGCGCGGCACGCTGTCTGACTCGAAAGAGAGCATCCAGCTCGCGACTTTCGCGAAAGCCCTGTCGATGTCGCGTCAGATGATGGTGAACGACGATCTGGACGCGTTCTCGCGCATCCTGACTTCGTTCGGCATGCGTGCCGCCGAACTGCAGTCCGATCTTGTCTACGGCAAGTTGACTGGCAATCCCAAAATGTCGGACGGCAAGTCGCTGTTCCACGCGTCTCACAACAACCTGCTGAACGTCGCCCTGGACGTGAACGGGCTGAGCGAGGCTCGCAAAGCGATGCGCAAGCAGACTGGACTGGACGGCGCCAAGCTGAACATCTCTCCCGTCACGCTGATCGTCGGGCCGGAACTCGAAACCGAGGCACAAAAGATCATCGCCCCGATCTCGGCCGCCCTGGCCGGCGATGTGAACCCGTTTGCGGGCTCGAGCCTCCAGCTGGTCGTGGACAGCCGCATCGAGGACGCCGCATGGTTCCTCGCTGCAAACCCGGCGCTGATCGATACGATCGAGCTTGCGTTTTTGGACGGCGCTCGCGGCGTGCAGACCTCGACGATCGACGCCCCGATGCTCGACGGCGTTGACGTTCTCGCCCAGATCGACTGCGAGGCTGGCGTGATCGACTTCCGCGGCCTGCTGAAGTCCGCCGGCGGCCAGTGATCGTCTTGGGGCCGGTGAAAGCCGGTCCCATCCATCCCCCCCAAACTTTGAAGGGCCTCTTCACATGAAGAACTTCGTTTCGACCGGTGACGTGGTCACCATCTCCGCGCCGATCGCCGTCACGTCCGGCCAGTTCCTGTCTGTCAGCTTGCTGCGTGGCTTCGCCCAGGCGGACGCGGAGCTTTACGCTCCAGTCGCTCTCGTCACGCGCGGTGTCTTCACGACAGCAGTTTCCGCGCCGGAAGGCGAAGTCGTCGTCGGTCAGCCGGTTTACGCACAAGCCGGCGGCACTTCGCTTTCGACGCAGCCGATCGATGGCGACGATCCGATGCACTACACGGGAATCGCCGTGTCTGCGGCCGTCGCACAAGACGGCGTGGCGATTGTCGACGTGAAGCTTGACTGACGAACACCGGCGGCGCGCTCCTCGCCGCCGGACCCCGCGCCGCTCGCCGATTTTACTTGCGCGAGCGGCGCCCCCTTTCCCGAAAAATCCGTGAGGCTTTGACTCCATGGCGCGCATCCGCACCCCCGAAAATCAGGACCTCCACGCGCTCCAAGTCGGCCGCCTCGACGCTTCGCGCGGCCTGCGTATTGCCGCTTTGACTGCTGAGAGTTCCGCCTCGGAGCCGCTTGCGGAGGGCGTCTATCTCCTTTCCGCGACCGTCCCCGTGTATTTTTCCGCCGGCCCTGCATCTGTTGCGGGTGATCTCGCTGGCTCTCTGCTGCTCGGTCCCGGCGCGGTTTTTCCTCTTTTCATCGAAGATGGCGACCAGATCGCGGCACGCGCGGTCGACGTTGACGGCGCTTTGCTGGCCGTCCCCTTCTTCAACGCGTGAGGTCTGACGATGCTGAGCATGACATCCGCAGGAGCGCTTGGACTTCGCGGCCCGCAGGGTGAGCCTGGTCAGCCCGGGGCAGCCGGAGTTGCTGGTTCTGACGGCAAAAGCGCGTATCAAGTCGCCGTCGACGCCGGTTTTCTGGGTTCCGAAGCTGACTGGCTTGCGTCGCTCAAAGGTGAGCGTGGAGCTGACGGGGCAGACGGAGCACCCGGCAGTGACGGACAGGACGGAACGCCGGGCGCCTCCGCTTATGAAGTCGCTGTGGCAACCGGTTTTGTCGGCACGCAGTCAGAGTGGCTGGCATCTCTGCAAGGGGCGCAGGGCCCGCAAGGTATTCCAGGTGAGCAAGGCCCTGCAGGCCCGGCAGGCTCCCCCGCCGTCGGCGCTGTCTCGCTCGGCCTTCTCATCGCACTTTCTTGAAAAAGAGGCCCATAAATCATGGCTGAAGTCTTCAAAAATTCCCGCCTCGCACCGCTGCCGAGCATCGGAACCTCAGGCTTTTCCGCGGTTTACACCGTGCCTGCCGGCAAGCGCGCTATCATCATCATGGCGCAAGTCGCAAACGTCGAGGCAAGCCAAGTCGGCGCATCCGTGCGTTGGACCGACGCTTCAGCTGGCGGCGCTGTGACGTACCTTACGGACGAGCTGCAGGTTCCAGCCGCGTCGGCTATCAACCCTCTCACCGGGAAATTGGTTCTCGAGGCTGGCGACACACTGGAAGCTGGCCAAGAAGGCACGCCGACATCGGCTTTGCAGATGACTGTTTCTGTGCTGGAGATCGATGATGTCTAACGGAGGTGTGCTCGGGTCAAGGAACGCGCCGCGGTTCGACAAAGCAAGCGGCGTTTGGCAGCTAGACGAAGCGTATCACGCTGACCGCGACGGAATCTGGCCGCGTTGGCCGGATGACGCCGGCATGGTTTTTGATCCCGGCCTCCTCTTTTGGCTTGAAGCGGACTACGGTCTTTACAAAGACGTAGACGCTACGCAGCCAGCGACGGTCGACGGCGACCCCGTGCGCGCGTGGGTAAATCGAGGCGCTGCTGGAATCGTGAAAGTCGAGCCGGCAGGCAACGCGATGGTATACCGCGCGAACGCGGGTCGGCCGTATCTTGAAGTGAACGGCGCTGTGGCACAGATGCAGTTCATTTCATTGAAGACGCACGTCTACGCGTTTCACAAGATCGACGACATCGACGCGACGGTAGCGACGATTTTCGCAGACCACGATCCGGCGACCGGGCTTGTAAAAGCTACGCGGCAGCTCGGATCCACGACTACCCCCGCTTTTGTCTATCCGGCATCAGCAACGACTGGTCTTTCTGTCGCACAGTCCGCCACTTTCTTGAAGAATGGCGTTTTGGTTGCGAATATTTCCACAAACCCCCAGCTCGGAGGGAACGGCCGGCAGACGCGCTTCTACAACAGCGCATCGAATTACTCGTTGAACTCAACCATCTCGACGATGCCGAACCTGAACTTGAATATTCCGACTGGTGTTCGTGCGTTCAACTTCAGATCGAGCGGCGGCGTTCTGTCGGGGACGAACTTCAAAGTGAAAGCGATGGTGCTTTACTGCACCGACACACCATTGAAAGAAGCCCAGATCAACGCAATCGCCGACTATCTTGGCGGCAAATGGGGCCACTTCCTCCTGACCGGCTCGTTCGGCTGAGGTGTAAATTCATGAGCAATTTCTCAGGAATTTTCGGCGATCTTTCCGGCGCGATTTCCGACGTTTTTGACGGAAGATCGTTCGAGCTGGTGACGGCGGACGGGGTGGCGGTGAGCTGCCCCGGCGTCTTCAAGAAGTCGCACCGTGAGCTGTCTGTTGGGGAATACGGAGCGAAATCGTGGGTTGCTGTTCCGCGGTTGGATCTAGCCCGGCCGGCCCTCGCTGACTTGGAAATTTCGGATCCGGCTGTGCAGCTGCACGGCGCTTCGGTGGCGATCGATGGCGTTCACTATCTGGTTTCGGAGGTGCGGGATGGGGAAGTTTTCGCGCGCTGTCTCTTGTCTCTCGACCTTGACCACGCCTGACTGGTCCTGAACACTGAAATCTGGGAGCTGTCTTAACCGCTGGCTCCTGCCCCATTCCTTCTTCCTCTTGCCCTGACCTAGCCTCCTTCTTCCGACCCCGGCCCGCATTTCGGCGCGTTATAGTATAACGTCTTTGCACAGCAAGGACGTCACATGCACCCGCGCCAGATCCTCCGCGACGACTTGAAAACGGCCCTGGAAGACGCGCTTCCCGGAGTGCCGGTGCTCGTCTCGCGCGCCAGAGCTCTCAAGCCAGGCGAAGATTCCGCAGTGCTTGTCTACGTCATGCGCGAAACCATCTCACGCCCGCCGGCCGCAAAGGGTCGACCTGGCAGCCCGCTGCAGCGCCAAATGACGGTTGAAATCGTGGCGATGTGCGACGGCCGCGACGGCGAAGTCGTCGACCAACTCGACGATCTCTGCCGCGCCATTGAGCTGACACTTTCCGCCCGCGCGGACCTGACTTTTCAATCCACGACCACAGAAGTTGACGGCTCCGCGCAGTCCGTCCGTGCGGTCACCGCCATGACCTACACCGCCGAAAAATTCGACAATCTTTCAACAACTGGAGGCTCGCAGTGAGCATTCTCGACCCCCTCAGCAACGACCTCTACGTGATCCCGGTCGCCGAGCTTTACTTCAAGCCGGTCGGCTCGGCTGAGCACATCAACCTCGGTTCCGCGGACGCAATTTCGCTGGAAATTCAGGTCCAGGAACAGGAAAAATACGCTGCCGTTCGCGGCGTGCGGACGCTCGTCAAACGGTCCGTGACGCAAGTCAACGCTTCGGTCAGCATGACCCTCGCGCAGATGACCCCTTTCGCTCGCGCCGCTTCTCTCATGTCGAATGCAGAGACCTCCGGCGCAGCGGAATTCTTCGTGATCGGCGACCAAGTTTTGGAGATCGAAACGGGTGGCCACAAGTCTGGCATTGCAAACAATGCGTCTCTGCGCGGCGAACTGGTGATCCGCGGGACGAACACCGATGGGCCGAAATCGCTCGTCGTTCTGTGGGATGTCGAACTGCGCCCTGCATCTGCACGTTCCCTGACCGGCGAAGAATTCGGGACACTGGAGCTGACTGGCTCGGCATATCCTGTTGCTGGCAAACCGGCCGGCTACGAGCTCGGGCAGGAAGCCACTCTGACCGGCGTTGTGACGCTCGACTGATCGAAAAGCGCGGCGGTGAAAGCTGCCGCGCTCCCAACTTTCAACTGAAAAAATGGAGCAAAATCAGTTGACCGTATCCCTCCTTGACCTCGCTGGCGTTGGCCGCACTGTGACTGTCCGTGGCCTCGATATTCCCGTGACGGGCATTTCCGCCCGCGGCCTTGCCGTCCTTTTCGGCCGTTTTCCGTCTCTCGTTGATGCGGTGACGGGCGCAGGTCTCGACCTCTCGAGCCTTGCCGATCTGGGCCCTGACGTCCTTTCCGCCGTCATCGCCGCCGGCACCGGCCACCCCGGTGACGCAAAAGCCGAAGCAGTGGCCGCCAGCCTCAGCATGTCGGACCAGCTCTCGCTCATCGAAGCGATCGGCACCGAAACATTCGCGGGTGACGCCGCAAATTTCATGCAGCGCCTCGAAAAACTGGCCGCGGGCGTCGGGGTGCAGGTCGGAAAAGCGGACTCCTGAGCGAGGTTGCGGCGGCGGTCCACGTCGCCGCCAAAGCTTACGGCTCTCTTGAAGTGGCACTGTCTCTGACGCCGCGCCGCCTCTCCGCCGTCCTGCAACTCGAGAGCGACACACGGGCCCGCGAGCTGTCAGAGACCTTCTCCGTCGCGCGCGTGGCGGCACACGGCGAGCAAAAAGACTGCCAAAAGTTCCTGAAAGATCTGCATCATGACAGCTAAAAAGCCCGCACCGATCGTCATTCGCCTGACCGCCGAGGGCTTGAAGAATGTCAAAGCTGCGCTCGCTGGGGCGCAGCGCAGCGCGCAGACGCTGGCTGCGGCCATGGGCAAAATTAACACGGCGGTAAAGGCGACTTCGAAGAGTTTTGCCGTCGCTGGCGGGGCCGTCAGCGGCCTCGCTGCTGCCTTCGCTGCGACAACGCGCGCGGGCGTTGAGAGTGTCGCTGAGCAAGGCAAATTTGCAAAGCAAGTCGGGCTATCTGCAGAGCAATATCAGAAGCTTCGATACGCTGCGGAACAGGCAGGTCATGACGTCGACGGGCTGAACGGCTTCTTGATCAACCTCGCCGACAAGGCAGCCGACGCGGCGAACGGGAGCGAAGGCGCGGCTCAGCAGTTGGCTGACCTTGGCATTTCTGCGGTCGACTCCAAGGGCAACCTGAAGTCCATGCCGAAGCTCATTGAGGACCTCGCGGACGCCGTTGCACGTATGCCCGACGGAGCAAATAAGACCGGTCTGCTGTCCATTTTCGCGGGCGACGACGGCGCGAGGGCGATCGGCTGGCTCAACCAGGGTTCCAGCGGTTTGAAGCGCATGTCGCGCGAGGCGGAGGCGCTCGGGCTCGTCATATCGGACGAACAGACGGCTTATGCGCAGGCCACCAAGCGTGACGTAGACCAGCTTTTTTCGGTCGTAAAGTCCGTCCGCGACGAGCTTGCGTTGGTCTTCGCGCCGGAGTTGCGCTACCAGTCTCAGCAGCTGACTGACGCCATTTTGCGGAACAAGGAAGCGCTGAAAGATCTCGCGGTTGACGCTTACAATGCCGCCTTCGCGATCGGCGAAGAGCTGTATAACACTCTGTATTTGCGAAAGAATCCAACAACCGGCTGGATGCAGACTGCCCTTGATATTGCGCACGATCTGAAAGCCATCTTCACCGGATCTGGCGGCCCTTTGAAGCTCCAATTTCTTGAAAACGCGCGCACGGGCTTCCTTGACTTCAAGCGCCAGGCTGAAGAGGTCTTCGATCTCGTGACGACGCGCGCTGTCGAAGCGTTCGCTCAAGCGAAGGCCGTTCTCGATGAATTTGTAGCGGAAGTCATGCCGGCCGTTCGGACGGTGACCGGCGCTATTGAAGCGGCTGACCGCATCGTCACTGACTTTTTCAGACTTTTCAGCGGCGCGGGCGGCATTGAAACGCCATGGATTCGCGATCTTGAAGACGATTGGCGGTCATTTTCTGATACGTTCAACGCCGCTTGGCGTAACATTATTTCGCCCGCCCTTGATATGTTCAGGGGTGCGTTGGATGGCGTCGCCGGGCTTGTGAATGCGGTTTTCGGAAAGGAAGGCGAGGAAAGCTGGACGGGTGGGCAAATCGCCATTGCGGCTGCTATCGCAAAAATAACAGGACTCGCCTCGCTTCTTGGCCGCGCGCTGCTTGCAGTCTCAGGCGCAGCCGGTCTTGCGGTTGCAGGAGTCCTTGCCGTCGCTGGCGCAGTAAAGAGCACATCGGATGTGGCGGCGACGCAAGAAGAGGTGGCGCAGCGTGTAAAGAAGATCGCAGCAGAGCAGGGCCAAGCCGCCGCCGCCGCGTATCAAAAGGCCTACCTTGAGCAATACGAACAAGCCTGGGGCTACTCAGCTGCGAACTCCGTCGCTCATTTTTTCGGCTTCGGAACGGACATCGAGGCGACGAAAATCCAGCTCGATGCGATCATTGATGGCGACAAAGCAGGAGCTAAACTCGGAGCCGATCTGGCCGCGCAAGAGCTGAAGATTCCTGCTGCTGTCGAGATTCAAAGCGCAGAAGTTTCGGACAAAATTGCATCTGAGCTGAGCGCGGTTGAAGCGTCGCTGCTCGTCACGGATGTCGAAGTCAGCGATGCGGCAAAGAAAAAGCTTTCCGGTGGACTGACCCTTTCCGCCCCCGGTCTTCCCGGATTCTCGGGCGGCGGCGCGGTTCGCGGCCGCGGCACGCCAACATCCGACAGCATTCTCGCTCGGCTTTCCACCGGCGAATTCGTCATGCGCGCAGCGGCTGTGAAGCGCTGGGGCGTCGGCTTTATGGAGCGTCTGAACTCGGGAGTTATCCCCGCTTTTGCGTCGGGCGGCCTCGTCGCCATGCCCAGCCCGGCCGGCCTTTCCTCCGCGTCAGCTATGCTTGGCGGAAGCAGCGGGCGCCCTGTCATGCTCCAGCTTCCAGACGGCAGCACGACAGAGCTGCGCGGGCAGCCGGACGCCGTCGCACAGCTCGAGCGCAAGCTACGCCGCAGCGTCACGGCGCAAGCTACCAGGAAACCGGGGTGGTATAAGTGACTGACGAATCGAGAGTTTTTGTCACGAGGGACGGCGAAACGCTGTCCCTCTTTTTCCCGCCCGGGTCCGCCCGTGGCATTCAGACCAGCATTTCCCAGCTCTCTTCCGGCGAACTCAGGCGCACCGTTAACGGGGCTCTGATCGATCTGACGCGCGCGGCCTTGCGCAAATATTCTGTTTCTCTCTCTGCCGACGGCCAGGCTTTCCCGGATCTCCGGGGCATGTGGCGCGGGCAGAAAGTAACGGTCGCGCCGCCGGTGTGGTGGACTGCGCATGTGCCAGAAGGCGCACAGACGGTGCAGCTTGAGCGCCCTGCCGCCGACGGAACGTGGAGCGTGCGAAACGCGGAAACCGGCGAAAGTCTGTATTTCGGACGGTCAAGCGATGGCTTGAGTTTCAGCTCCCCCTACCCCGTCACCCCGGAATCCGTGCTCGAATACCAGCCCGTTTTCACCTGCCGCGTCGTGTCCGTATCGTTCAGCGGGGACGAATGGGAAGCAAGCGCCACTTGGTCGCTTGAACTGGAAGAGGTCTGACGTGGCTGTTGGGAAAATCTATTTCGCATGGGTCGGTACGGAAGAGGTGTTCAGCCCGGCGACACATGCACGCGAAGATGAAGACGTTTTTTCAATCCGGATTTCCGAAGCTGAGGGCGAGTTTGCCCTCGCGACTGTTGAAATCCGGAATCCGAAACGTGGCTTGCTTGCTCCGGCGCGGAAGCAGCGGTGCTTCATCAGCGCGGAAATCATCGGCAGAACTTCGACATCAACCGAGCTTCTGTTTGCGGGTCGGGTTGTCGGGATTCCAGTTTCGCTCGGTCGCGAGACTGTCGAATTGGAGTTCATCGGTAGGCCTGACGACTGGTCGTCGCGGCAAGCTGCATTGCTGTCAGAGCTGAAAGCATCGCCCCGCCACCACGCCGCGCTTGTTTCAGATGAAAGCGATCTGACGCAAGTGCTCGAGGGTTTTGCCGGTCTGCCGCAATGGAGCCGGACGACTGGCCTCGTCAAGCTGGCCGATATCGACGCAACGCGAGCGATTTCAGGAGCTTATGAAGTCTCGCTTTACGATCTGACGAGCAGCGCGCTTGAGGACTCGCTTGACGTGACGGTGTCCGGATCGCCCCTCTCCGCCGTGCGCGTTGAACTGGACGTGTCGTGGACGCAGAGCATGCCCGTGCTTTCCGTTCCGCTGAGCGCCGACCCCGGTTTTGGCGTTTCCGGATTTCTGGAAGGGCTTTTCGGTGGGCGCCCGGCAACGCTGACAGGCGAAGATTTCGCCTCGTCCTGGCCGTCGCAAGGGTCCACGCTTGATGGCGGATGGTCAGTCCTGAGCTCTTATCTTGTTGGGGAAACTGACGGTTTTGTGGTCCGGCAAGTCGATGTCGCGGAAGCGGCGCCGCGCGCTGCGTGGGCGGAAACGACATACCCAGTCGAAGTCCCGATCACCCGCTTCCATGGAAACTTGGTGCTGTCCGGACGCTACGAGCAGCCGCGCCGCGAGGTCGTGTCGCTTACCGTGCAAGCGGATGTGCAGCCGCTTGTTGAGCCGCCCGAGCCAGAAGTTCTGCAATATTCTGTCGATGGGGCCGCCATTGCGCCGCTGTCAGAAAAGTTGGTTTCGACGACATACAGGGAATACGACGCCGCGACGTTGGACTATGTGACGCGGCAAGTTTCATATCGGCTTTCAAAGGGACAATTGACATATGCCGGCATGTCCGGAAATCCGGCCGTTATTGGACCGGTGCTGACAGCCGCACTTGCGAGAGCGGAAGCTCGGCTGCGGGCGGCGGCGCGATGCGTGGAAGTCTCGGTCGACTTGACGTTCGAAAAGACCCTCGCATTGGACACATCGTCGGTCGTTCGCCTGACCGACGACCGTCTCCCGGGCGGCAGCGCGACTGGCA